GTTTGTAAGAATCCAACAATACCGCCTATGTGTTGTCCATCTGCATTAGTAGCTGGTGATGCGGCCCACGTCCTGATAAAATTGTTTAAGCCGTCAATTATCAGGACGTGTTCATTTAAGCCGCTTTCAGTAGAAACCTGCTTCCCGATATCAGATAATATTTCTCTGTATCTTTTACGCAAGGTCACCATCCACAACTTCGTCTGTAAACTCGACATCATCAATGCCTCGTTTATCTTCGTAAGTCAGAATGCTAGCTTCACAGATCTTATCATACAGATAGTCTTTAAGCCCTTCGTTTTCTGCGAGTTTCTCTTTGAAGTCCTTTGATAAGAACTTTATAGGTTTGCCGTCATAGTCAATTGTATACCAGGCACCTGCTGTTTGAGCAATTTTTAGATTCTTTAATTGCGTTAACCAGCCGCCTTCATCATCAATACCTCTATCAAAATACATTTCATAGTCTGAAATTCTTAATGGAGGACCAATTCTGTTTTTAACTATTTTTGCACGACATTTGTGTCCGATTACATTTCCTTCTTTATCTTTAATCATTCCCATATTTGATAATCTAATACGTGTTGAAGCGTGAAATGGCAAAGCCAAGCCACCACTCGTTGTATATGGATCACCAAACATAACACCCATCTTCTGTCTTAATTGATTAGTAAACACTAAACTGATTTTATGCCTTCCAATCATTTGTGTAATCTTTCTCATAGCCTTGGAGATAATAATCGCTTTTGAAGTAGCCCATCCGTCTTTATCATAATCAGACGACATTTCAACCTTAGTAGAAGCAGCTGCAAGACTGTCAACAAGTATAGTTATATGTTTGTCTTTGCTAGATTCTCTTACTTTAGTTACAATGTCTTCAATACCTTGAAATATATCTTCAACAGTTTCCATGTGAAGATACAGGATATTTTTTGTATCAGCGCCTATTGCATCTAAAAACTCCTTGCTAACTGAAGTTTCTGTATCAATATAGATTCCAATACCACCTTTTTTCTGTGTCTCGGCAAGAATATGTGCACCAAGCAATGATTTTCCGGAAGCCTGGAGACCATTAATCTCTGTTATTCTTCCCACTGCTATTCCACCATTCGGTCTGTTTGATATTGCCAAGTCTAATAAAGATGATCCTGTAGATATAAAGTCCTTTATGTCTGTTGGTGTATCGTCGGAACCGTCTAAGAAAAAAGCAACTTTTTGTCCTTTAATCTTAGAGTTTAGACTCTCTGCTAGCTCGCTAGCAAGGACATCACGTCTCTCGCTCATAACTTTCTCCTACTTTTTATGAATTAAATAGATCGTCAAAAGCAGCTGATACATCTTCTACTGCAGCTGGTTTAGCATTTTTTGCAGGATCAGTGACTTCTACTTCATCATCACCTTCCTGGCTTAACCAACCTTCAAGAGCCTTTTGAAGATCATCATATTCCATCTCTCTATAGATGTCTGTGATATTCTTCTGAGTATCTTTTATAGTACTTAGTATGTCAGCATTTTCTGTCATTGGGGTTTGATTCGGTTTAACACGAATCGTAGTCATTGGAAAAGAACGTCCTGTCTCTTCACTTGTCTTGAACTCTACAACAATATCACGACCGTTTACAGGGTCTGTAATATCACCATAGTCAGGATCAGCGATTACAGAAAGTAGTTCTTGATAGACCATTTTACCGAAGCCCCAGAATTTTACGCCTTCATTCTCTTCACCTCTTACGATGACAGGTGCAAAAGTACGCATCTTAGCTTCGATCTTTTTACCTAGCTTATAGTCTTCTTTATTACCAGAAGTTTTAAGCTTAGTAGCAAACTCCTCAATTGGGTCTGGTCTTCCAAATGAGATAGGTGAAAGATAGTTCTTTTCGCCCATGTCATAATGAAAATACAACTCAATAAACGGATTGTCCTTATTAAATTTGTAAGGGACAATTCTTACTTGAGTTTTACCAGGTGAGGGTTTCCAAAGATTCGATGTTCTTTGGTTTGATGTTTGTAGTTCAGATAACCTTGATTTTATTACAGATAAATCCATTATCATTACTCCTTAGTTTATTTGTTATTAGTTAATCCTTTAATATATATAAAGCTAAAATATCAAAAGTTAGTTTTATATATATTTTTTTAATTTATTTTTTATTTTTTGTTTGTTTTTTTAGTTTGTTTTTTATTAGAAGCTTCCTCTTCAGAAAAGACTGTCTTCTTTAAAAAATCTTCTTTTGTCTTTTTAAAAGAGCCCTTTTTAGGCGGCCATTCAAATTTTGGTGTCTTCATTTCTTTCTCCTAAATGTCTTTTTAATATAGTCTATTATGTCGTGCTCCGGTTTCCATCCTAAAATCTCCTGAGCTTTTGTATCAACGTTTAATGTTTCTCTCATTTCGCCAGGATAGGCTGGTAAATATTCTACATCCATCTCTCCGAATGCATCTACTAATTCATTTATAGAATAATTCACTCCTCTTCCTAACTCGAATGTCTCACCGCTCACTTCAGCAGGGAGATCTTCACATAGCTTGTAACCGCATCTTATCAGTCCTTGCACGATATCTTGAACATGTGTAAAGTCTCTTCTCTGTTCTCCGTCACCTGTAACAGTGAGTGTCTGATTATTCTTCCACTGTCTTTCAAAAATTCCTAGCACGTTACAATAGTCTCCTTCAGTAGCTTGATGTGGACCGTAAACATTATAAAATCTGCATATAGCAACGCGTTGGTTGAACACTTTATAATATAAGTTACATATTTGTTCACCTTGCCATTTTGTAAATGTGTACGGATTTGCATGTAAGTCACCGTGTGCAGAAGAAGATCCCGCATACACAACTGGTATATTTTTTCTTCTAGCATATTCTAAAATATTTTGCGTTCCTAACACATTCGCTTCAAATGATGCCTGAGGGTCTTTAAACGAAGGCTGTATTCTTGCACGTGCACCAATATGAAAAATTAAGTCGGCATCTTCTAAAAATTCATTATAAGCTTTTACTTCTGAAATATCTGCGTTATAATAAATACATCCAGACTGTTCATTTAATTTTGTGCCTGTATTGTAATTGTCTATCGATACAACTTGATGATGTTCATTTTTTATTAATTCTTTTATTAAATTTGTGCCTATAAATCCTGCACCTCCTGTAACAATTATTCTCATTTTAATCCCTTATACGTTTATAATTTTGTATAATTTTGTTCTTACCATGTTCAGCCCCTGATCATTTGTCAGTAATAGACTATTTTGGTATTGTGGCCAATCAAGAGAGAACCTCTTATCCAGCACACCATTGTTGTCTTTTCTTATTGCTTCATTTAAAGCATTAATTGTGTACAGTGTATTTGTTTCTTTCTTTCTGTGTATTGCCATAGTCTTTGAGTTTTGCACGAAGTCTTCTGTTTTTTCAACATTGTATGTGCATATTAAAGAGTCATTTTGTTCTAAGCTCTCAAATACATAAATCTTATCAAATACTATTGAAGTACCTAATTTAATTAATTCTATACTGTCATCCAAGTCTCTCTTAGAACAGAATGTGCATAATAATTGTGTTTTCATTATATTAAATCCTTTAGGCGTGGATCTGTGTCTTCTGGTAATTCAGTAAACCATCGAACATCTTCATGTTCTAAACTTTTAACTGGTATAACAGCCAACTTCATATTACATTCATAGATGTGGAAATTTCCACCTCTAGAATTTTTTAATGTGGCCTTAAGATTAAGAGGCTCATTTATATGACAGCCTTCTTTTTTTACTAATATAGAAGTTTCTTCAATTGTCTCTCTGCAAGCAGCGTCAATAGGACTTTCACCGAGCTCCACTTTACCCTTTGGAATACCCCATTTCTCTGTATCTTTGCATAATACAACACCTGCAACTGGATCTCTTAAAATTACACCAGCTGTATCAACAACTTTTTCTTCCATCAATATGTCCTTTAACTTTATCACTTAATAAATCTTTGTTTTTCTTTATCATAATCAGCGTGCACTAGTTTACCTGCATAAACTGCTGTTGGCTGTTGCAGCTTGAAGTCTTTTGAAAACTTGAAGCCAGGGTTCATTACAAAATACATTAAAGATGCACTCTCAACTCCATCGCTTATTTCTAATTCTGCATCTCTAGACTTAAATGTTTTTAAGTTTACGTTTCCAAATTCTTGAGAGTCTAAATCACTATTATAAATTTTCTCTAATAGCAAACCGCCTCTACAATATCCTGCTAATCCTGCAACATACATTGCCCTTTCATCAGGTGTTAAGTTTCTTAACTTTCCTTTTGATTCCCAAAGTGTTACAGTTTCTTCTGCCCATTCTTCAGGTGTCTTTCCTTTTCTTGTTTTAATTTCTTCACCATCTTGTAAGATTCCTTTGCTTCTAGCCCAGGCTTCTATTTCTTTATTACTTTTATCGCCTTCTTTAACAGTATCAAGTGTCATACCACCACCTGTTGAAAAGAAATCATTGTGATTTTTAATTATCTGTAGTAGCTTTTCTTGTGTTTCACCATCTTTGAATTTTGATTGTCTTATTTTTTCTTCACCACCACTTGGTGCGCCGCCTTTCATTTTTACACTAACACCGCCTTCTTTTGTTAAATTGATAATAGACTGTGGCGCAATATTATCTATGTCATCGGGTGGGAATGATATTAAATCAGAAACTTTAAATGTTTCTCCTGCTGGTAGTTTTGTAGGTACGCCTCTTTTATTTAAGACAAGATAAACTATAGATTCTGTAAGATCTGCTGCGCCTTTTCTTATTGTTGGCACTTGATCCATATCATTAATAATTTTTAGTGCAGCTTTTTCATATTCTTCAGGATCTTCTATTTTACTTAGTTTATCGAATTGATCGATTATTGATTGTTCTTCTGGCTTTATGTTGGAACCTAAAGACTCTTTGATAAATTTTGAAATCTCTAATGGGTATTCTTTACATACCTTGTCTCTGCCTTCTTTTGTAGATTCATCAGCACCTTCGATTGTCTCTACAAATTCTATAGAATCTGCCTGTTTAATTTTGTCTATAAAAGCATTTTTTCTTTCTGCAGATGCTCGTTCTCTACCACTCATATTGCTAGTAATATTAGCCTTTGTAAGTGTCGTCTTGCCTACTGTCACAGAATCTTCTGTGCTAGAAACAGTTTCTTTTCTAACCCTGTTATTTGACAGCCTTCCTGCTGTTAAATCTTTTGCTTTAAATTTTGATGCCTCTTGTGAACCCTTTACAGTTGCTGCTGGTGTTGTTTTAATGCCTAACTTTTCTAGCTTATCTAAATAGTCACGAGCAGCTTTGCTTTTAGAGCCAGATGTTAATACAATCTTACCTCTTCCGCTACTAAAATCATTAAGCTTTCTTGCTGTGTACAATTTAAATCCAGCACCATCAGAGATTCTTGCATGCTTGTTTATTATGCTTATGTCATCTTTTGTTAATGAATTAGGGTCTTGTGCTAATTTTTGCACTGCTTGTATAAATGATTGTTTATCTGCATCATTTTCAAACTCCATATATTCTACTTCATTTTGAAGTCCTGTCCCTAATTTATCGTGATAGCCGGCTTCCTTATCATTGAAGTCTTGTTTTTCAGGCTCACCTGTTTTTGTTGTCAAATCTTTTGGTGTGAGCTTTTGAGGATTATCTTTTTTTGTATCTTTATCTTTTTCAATCTTGACTAATTTTCCACCTTGATTTTTAAAAGATATTCCGTCTTCATTTTCTTTTCCGTATCCTTTACCTTTCCATATAAGTCCCATCTGTTTAGCTCTGTCTTTTTCTTTGTCGTCTAGAGGGGGTTCTTTGTCATTGTCTGCTTCGTATAAAGCTGCATATACCAAATCAGGATCTAGCCATTTTTCAAACTCTTCTTTTAATAAAAATAAGTGATATGGGTCCTTTACATCGACCATTCCGTTGGATGTCTTATAAGATACTTTTTCTACTACATCACCTATAACTTTACTTATACTCATTAATCCTCTCCGTTATGTCTTCCATAGAACCATAATTTAGTCCAGCTTTTACTTTAACTGGGTACTTACCACCCTCCAGAATTTTCTTTATCTGGAGTACTGTTTTAAAGCCCTCTGTCCTATCTAAATCGAACAAGAAGCTATCGTACGTATATAACATCATACGTGTATTACGACCTTTGAGATGTTTGTTAATTTTTTTAATTGTCTCAATATTGCTCTCTGTTTCATAAGACTGAATAAAATAATTCAAGACTTTATTTTTGTTCGGATCAGAAATCTGATCAGAGACAAATTGTCGTTTATAAATATGAGATTTGAACGATTTATTGCTGTTGAAAATTTTCCATAGTGCATCTGACATTTTTTCAATTGTGTAAAAGAAAGGGTTTTCTTCTTTAGTTACAGATATATTTCCATATAATATTTGCCATGAGACTTTTTTAGATTCTTCGTAAGTCGTTTTATACACAGTATCTGCAAGGTGTTGATGTAGTGACTTATCAAAAGGAACATCAAAATCTAGCATTTCTGCTAATAGCCTAAGATGATATGCATCATAATCAAATTCTACTAGCATGCCCTTATCGAACCTGCTAACAATATTATTTCTTGTATCATCATTTTTATTTAGTGCGCCAAAGTTTACACCTCTAAAAGTGTTTGAAGGTCTTCCTGTTGCGGTAAACATATTGTAATTAGGGTATCCGTAACCATTTCTAAATACTGTTCCGAATGAGTTTGGTGTTATTTTCATTCCACAGTTTTCAAATTTCGCAAATTCATATAGTGCTTTATTATATTTTATAAATGTCTTGTCTATCTTTTCTGGAATACTATCAATTATTATGTTTAGTCTTTCATGCGCATATTCTAAGACTTTTACTATCGGTACAATTTTATTTGATTTTCTAAGTGCAAAGCTATTCTCATATATTTTATTAA